TGGCAAGGGAACACAACAAGGGAGAAGCAGAATGAAAGTTACAGTTTATTTTGAAGCAAATGCGGGTGCGCATATCGTGGCACAGTTTGACGAAGAGTCAACCTACATGGCTTGCCTGCCTGCGTTGGAACAGTTAGCCGCAAGTCAGGGCTACATCGTGACCGAGAGCTTGGACTACGAAGACCCCAAGCAAATTGAGATTGACAACTTGAGGGCTGAGCTTAAATATTTTTACGAAGGGAGAGCGTAATGAAATTGAAAAGCTATGAACGCATTGCCTTGCGTACAGACAGACTCAATGACGATTCAGTCGTTATCAAGTTTGATGTGTACAGCGACAAGTACCACGAAGTCACAAAAGACATCGGCTATGTACACATACGCCAAGAACTGGGGTTCTTCAATATGGTTGTCTTTGATTGTGAGGGCAACATGTTGAGTAAAGTAAATGTGCCATTTAAATTCAAGGAGTTAGAAGAATGAAATACACACCCAAGGAAAGACTAACAACATGACCAACCTCACCTTTGTACTTGTGTACACAGCCGCACTCGTAGTCCTCCTCCTCGACCTATTCGCATGGCGCATAGCGTAGGGAACACTCATCGTAGAAAAACTCGCAGACATGGTGTCTGCCAGTTGCGTCGTTGGTGCGCTTCACCAACATTTTAAAAAGGAAAGCAATCATGAATCAAATCACTCAACCAGAAACACAAGCGTTGGAACAAGCAACACCCGAGGTAGCCCCAACGCCTCAGCCCAAGCCAACTCTCATACACACACTACTGCACGCTATCAATGAGCACATTGATACACAAGTCAACGAGAAGGTCAGCGCCGTGCTCGAAGCTCATAGTGCTGTGAAGTACATCGACGAGTCGTTCAGGGAGGCAATCAAAGACATCACAGAAGAATCAATAGATGAACACAACGACACAGAGGAACACCTGACGCAAGACAGCGTTAGAGAAATCGTCGACGACATCATCACTGAGCAGGTTCGCAGAGAAATTCGTGACACAGACATCAGCGACCAGATACACGACGCAATCACAGACTATGACTTCGATGACAAGTTTGATGCGTACGATGTTGACGACAAGATAGAGATGTACTTGGACAGCAACGACTACCCTGACGCAAGCCGTGTGGAGGAGATGATTATTGAAACTATGGAAGAGATACTTGACAAGAAACTGAAGGAGGCATTGAACAAAGTGATAGACGAGTATGTTGAGAAAGCAATACACAAAGAAATGGAGGAATGGAATGTACGAGTTGTATGGGACAGAAACCGTGGAATTTGAAGACCTATCACAACAAGCAAAGGACAACGCCATACGCCTGTATGGCGAACCGCCTGATGATTGGTACGAGTGTGTGTACGAACGCTTCAAAGAAGAGGGCTTCGCTAAAGGTTTCAGCATTGATGAAATTCAATTCAGCGGGTTTTCTTCTCAAGGCGATGGTGCTTCGTGGACAGGGTGTGTACAACTCATGCCGTTCATTGAGCACTTCGTCACACACGAACATCCTGAGTTCTCAAGGTACACAGTACTGGTCGAGCTTATGCGCAATCAATGGGTAGAACCAACGATGGGCGTGCAACGCAGGTCGTTCTACTACAACCATTCAGGGACGATGAGCTACGACGGCATCAAGTGCTTCGCATCTTTGGGTGAGGACAACGGCGATGTACTTGATTACGGCATCTTGCAAGGTGCGTCGGTGCATGAGTTAGACCAAGCAATCGACACCGAACGCTTGGTCTGTGAGCTTGAAGAGTTTGCGATTAGTCGGGCAAAAGAATACGCCGATGAAATCTATGACGCTTTGAGGCAGGAGTATGAGGGCTATACAAGTGAAGAATACTTTAAAGACCTCATATACATCAATGGCTGGAGATTCAACAACAAAGGGGAGATAGAAGATGGGGTATAGGTCAGATGTAGCGTATGTCATACGCTTTAACACAGTAGAGCAACGAGACGCATTCGTTGAGCTGGTCAAACACCGCAACGATGAGCATTGGACAAATGCAATTAATGAGTGCGAAGTGCGGTACGAGAAACCAATCATCACGTTTGAAACAAGTGATGTGAAATGGTATGAGTCCTTTGATGATGTGAGGGCACACCATGCAATGATGGATTGGGCAGTCGAGTTGTATGAGGGTGCAGGGTATCGCATCATCACGCTAGGTGAGGATGGCGCAGAAGAATCCAATCAAGATGGCGATGCCGATGACCTTTGGGACTACATCTACACATCGCACTCACTCAACACAGAGTTCCCCCGACTTAAAGAATCCGCAACAACACAGGAGTAAGCAACATGTTTGGAAACACAACAAGACACCTATCTTGGGTACGCAACTACACTGAAGCAACATCAGTGTTCAACAAGCGCGGCGCAGTACGCAGTAAGAAGTGGGCAGAGAACGAACGCCCATTGTACAAGACCTACCACCACTACCGCGTGGTCAAGCACCCCGAGTACTACGATGTCGTTCTGTACAACACAGTGATGGCAAGGTACCACGAACCCACGATGGTCGACGGCAAGAAACATGAACGCCGCTTGTACATGGGTGACAACTCAGTTACCAGCAAAGACTTTATGTACCATGTCCTTGGCGTATCAAGAAGTCACACAACAGAGCTTGCTGATGGCACGAAAGTGGTGGCACCCATCTACAACAGGCCATCCTTACACAACGACGGCGTTAGCTTCAGCGCTGACTTCATATTCGTTGATGGGTTCCTTGACCCCGCGAATTCAGTCCACACACCACATTACAGAATGGTGTCGGGCAACGATGACAAGGCGGCACGCGCAGAGATACTCAAGCGGTTCGATAACTTCATCATGCTTGCACAGATGCGACTGCCTGAGTTTGTTGCAAGCGCAGAGCTGAGCAACGGCAAAGGTCGTCCGTGGGGCAGCGGTATGCAGACATACCACTATCGTGAAGCAGTCGAGGCAATAGCGAACTACGACCCACCACCGCAATCAATGGTTGATGGTTTCTTTGAGATGTGTCAAGACGCGGTGAATGTGTTGGCATCCAAGCGTGCATACGACCAAAAGGGCTTCAAGCTTGACTACGCATGGAGAAATAACCAGAACGACAGCATCGACAAACTGGACAAGCCCATCACCGCAGAAGACCTACGCAAAACGGTGTCGACCCGCATCCTCAAGGCGCTGGACTTGGACAAGAAGTCGGTCAAGCAGACTATTCCACAATTTGTTGTGGAGAAAGATTACCCGCGCAGTAATGTGCACTGGTAAAAACCCCTAGCAATCTAAGCCTGTCAAACCTTTGACAGGCATGCTAGAATTGTACAAACACTAAACAGGAGAAGCAAATGACTTTCGAGAAGATGACCCTCACCCAACGGGTTCAGGCTTGCAACATCGACTGCATGCGTGACCATCGGTTTGCATTGCTCAGCGGTGTGATATGTATGGGCAAGTCTGAGGTATCAGACAAGGTGCCTACCGCATCCACTAACGGGCGTGACAAGAAGTATGGTTCTACTTTCATCGCGCCACTCAACCGCAAGCAACTGCGCTACCTAGTACTGCATGAGAACTTCCATGTGGCACTCAAGCATTGTGTGTTGTATCGTGCAGAGATTAAGCGCATGCCTAAGCTCAGCAACATCGCGCAGGACTATGTGGTCAACGCACTCATCGAAGAGCTTGACCCCAACTTCACATTCGTTGAACGCCCCACACAAACGCTACTGATTGACCGCAAGTACTTCGGCTGGTCTTTCCCTCAGGTACTCAACGACCTCATCAAACAAGGACGCAAGGAACCCGAGGATGGCGAGGGCGGCAACAGCGATGACCACGGATACGATGAACCCATCGATGCACATGAGGATGGCGAGTTTGCCGATGATGAGAAAGAAAAGCTGAGCAAACAGATTGACGATGCCAATCGTCAAGGCGAGATGCTTGCTCGTAAGTTGGCGGGCAAAGGTGGTGGCGGGCGTGACATCTTCGGTCATGCCAAGGAACGCATGACTAACTGGATACCATCCATGCAAGACTGGCTTGTGTCTGTGTGTAGTGGTGACGAGAACTCACGCTTCTGTCCTCCCAACAAACGACTGCTTGCGTCTGGCTTCATCATGCCCTCACACTTCAACGAGACAGTCGGTGAGCTTATCCTTGCACCTGATACATCAGGCTCTATGTATCCGCACTATCGTCTGCTCTTTGGTGAGATTGCTCGTATGCTCTCGCAAGTAAAACCCGAGGCTGTTCGTATCTTGTGGTGGGACAACGAAGTGTGCGGTGACCAAGTGTTCAAGCCTGCTGACTATGAGCAGATTGCATCTCTCTTGAAACCTCAAGGCGGTGGTGGCACAACTCCACAAGTTGTTGTCGACTACATTCGTGAGCACAAGATAGATGCCAAAGCAATCGTGTGGCTAACCGATGGATACCTCGGTTGCGATACGCCTAGCACCCCGATGCCGTCTCTGTGGGGTGTGGTGGACAACGACTCGTTCGTTCCCACTCACGGCAAGGTCTTGCATATCAATCTTTAATCAACACAAAGGAAAGTAATCATGGATAAATACCTCTCTTCTTCTCAAGTCATTGACCTCATCTCTGCTGTGGGTCACAAGCGTACCGTCATCGTCGAGGGCGAGAACGGTATCGGCAAGACTGCGTTGTTCCATCAACTCAAGCGTCTGCCTAAGTTTGCCAATCACATTGCCGTTGACCCCATCGACTGCACTCAGTTGTCCGATGGCTCGGTGTGGATGCCTGACCTTGACCGTGAGAACGGCGTGTCGCGTGAGCTTCCCAATGAACGCTTCGGTGTATCCAAGACTAATCAGCGCGGCGTTAACGGTGGCAAACCTATCATGGCGTTCTTAGATGAGATAGCCAAGGCACCGCAGTTCATCAAGAATGTTCTTGCGCCTATCGTCTACGAGCAACGCGTTGGCAACTATCACTTCGTCGAGGGTAGCGTTGTCTTTGCCGCTACCAATCTTTCGGTCGAGGGTCTTGGCGATTCCATCCAAGCTCACCTACGCAATCGTCTTGTGTTCGTCAAGATGCGCAAGCCGACTGCTGTCGAGTGGGTGCGTTGGGCTACCGATGCGGGTGTCAGTCCGATGGTCATTGCATTCGTTGACAACAACCCAATGGTCATGGACTCGTTCCTCGACTACGAGAAGGGTGGCAAGTTTGAGGGTAAGACGCTGTCCAAAGACAACGCACACATCTTCAATCCCAAGTCCACACAACTCGCGTATGCAACGCCTCGTTCCCTCGTTGCCGCTGGTGACATCTTGGACGAGGGCATGCACACACTCGACGACGACACACTCGAGCATGCACTTATCGGTACTGTCGGTGTCGTTACTGCCGAGGCAATGGCATCGTTCGTTCGCTTCGGTCGTGACATCTGTGACTATGCGCGTGTTATCGCTGACCCTGCCAAGGCACCGATGTCTGACAACCCAACCGCGCAGTTGATTCAAGTCTTCCAGTTTGTATCTCGTGCACAGACACGCGAAGAAGCTGAGGCAGTCACTGAGTATGTGTGGCGTATGCGTGCAGAGATGCAGTCAATCTTCTGCAACACCGTCGCTACATCTCAGCGTGTAGGTGTGTTCGCAACCATTGCCAACTTCGGCAAGATGTTGTCCGAGCACAAAATTTATTTCGGTAACAAGTAATCAATCAACCAAGGAGAGCACAACATGAACACATCAACTACACCCCGTTACAACATCGACACATGCGCGATGCTCGTTGAATTCAACGCCTCTGTCTGGACAGCACGCAAGCTGGACAGGACAACAACCGATGAGGTTGTAGCAACCAAGCACGCCGCCGCCAAGGATGCGGCGCGTGTCAACAAACACCTGCTTGCAGGTCGTACAGAGTTGGAGGTTATCCAGCAAGCTGTCGGTCGTGCGCGTCAGTATGTGTATGACAAGACCTCACCTTGGTCTGACTCTGGTCTGCGCTTGTTACCCAATACATCGTTCATATCTTTCACAGAAAAGCTGGACGACTTCGAGCATGAGTTCACTGCGATAGTCAAGTCATTCGTGGCAATCTACCCCTCGCTGATTACTGCGCAGGCTATGGCTCTGGGCGATATGTTCAAGAGAGATGACTACCCAAGCGCCAACGAAATCATGACCAAGTTTTCGTTTCGTGTTAACTACATGCCTGTGCCTACATCGGGTGACTTCCGCGTAGATGTGGGCAATGCCGCACAGGCTGAGTTGAAAGCCAAGCTCGACAAGCTGACACAAGAACGCATCGACCATGCAATGGCAGATGTGCGTGAACGCCTTGGCAGTCACCTCAAGCGTATGTCTGACCGACTGACAACTGACTATGTACAAGGTGAGGCGAAGCCTCGTCGCTTTCACGATACCTTGGTAGAAGGTGCGTTGGAGTTGTGTGACCTGACCAAGGCACTCAACATTGTGAACGACACCGCGTTGGAGACAGCGCGTCGTGACCTCGAACAAGTACTGGTTGGTGTCACACCAACTGAGCTACGCAAGAACGAGGCTGTGCGTCAAGATGTCAAGAAGAATGTTGACGCAATCTTAAATAAGTTCAGTTTCTAAGAGAAGGGAACACTCATGCAAAGAGAAACACAAATGAAAACAAACCAACTGACAGGAGCCGCCCTTGATTGGGCGGTGGTGAAGTGCGAGTGCGACATGCCCGCACCATTCAAGTCCATACCAGTCGTGCTCAACGGCACAGTGCGAGTTTTTCGTGGGGACATGGGTTTACACAGTGACCCTATTAGCCCATCAACCAACTGGGCACAAGGTGGGATGATTATTGAGAGGGAGGGGATTGAGATTTGCCGTTTAAACAACGGTGAATGGAGAGGGCAGTGGTACGAGCAGGCAACTGAAAAAATACACCGTGAGTATGGAGACACACCCCTCATCGCCGCCATGCGGTGCTATGTAGCAAGCAAGCTCGGCAATAAAGTCGAGATACCAACAGAGTTAACACAAGGAAAAGCAGCATGCCTGATTTAAAGACCGCGCTGTCCACTGCGCTTTCAACGTGGGAACAAGACGACAAACAAATTCAACAGGAGAAAAAAGTGAAAGCATTACCACAACAATTCACGCCAACCAACAACGTGACGCAAGAGACATTCAACTATGTCAAGAACAACCCAAACAAGACCAGCGGTGAGATACGCTCAGTACTTGTTGCAAGGGGGTTCAACTCAGGGTCGATAGGCTCGTTGCTTACGCAGTTCACAAAACAAAACCAGATGGTGAAAGACCACAACGGGAGGTATACCGTATGTATACCCAGTTACACACCGCTGAAGTCAACGAGACAGTTCAGAGCAGCTGGTAAGCGCATCAACAAGATTGTGAGTAAACCGAAGGCGGTGCCAAAGAGTGCTGGCATTGCCGCGCTGACACCTAAAAGTACCATAACAACTCAGTGGGATGCGGACACAATTATCAACAACATTGGCTTAAAACAGGCGCGAGCTTTGTATGATGAGCTGAAGAAGCTGTTTGGAGGTTGACATGTGGGATGTTATCGTCACTGTAACTTTAATGGCGTTTGGAGCGTTCATGGTGGTGGTTGTTGGCGCAGTGTTTATTGCGGCAATTTATTTTTTACAGAATGGGGGTAGGGATGATTGAACCGTTTGCATGGTTTAGATACCAACAAGGAAGCCGTGTTTATTACGACACAAAGGAGTGGGATGACTGCCAGCCCCTTTACAGATTCACGTACGATTTTGACGCACTGATGCGCAACAGGGCGATTGAAGAAGTTGCACAGCACATTGAAAAGCTGACTGGCTTTGGTCAGGACACCATCAGTTCTTTTGCAATCTACGTCAGGGAGATGAAGAAATGAGCGACGAAGAAAAGATTAGATACCGTGACGCATTTCCCAAGGACTATGACTTGCCAACGTACTTCACAAGCAAACACGCCGTCAGCATGACCCTGCGTGACTACTTTGCGGCAAAGGCTATGCAAGCGATGGAAACACGCAATGCCAGCGGCACAGATCACAGTCGGGCGATTCGCGCTTACGAAATGGCAGACGCAATGATGAAGGCAAGAGAGCAATGAGTTTCAGAACCACAACCGTCAAATACATCAAAGAAGTGTTGAGGGCTAGGACGATTCACGAAGTCATTGCAAACGAACTGCGGGAAGCACACCTGCGCAAGTTGGAAGCTGAGACTGCGGCTGAGTATGCGAATGCGGCTATTCAATACAACGAACAACGAATCGCACGACTGATGGCACGATTGACTGAACACACGGAGGAGGGGGACTACACATGACACAAGATGAAGTACTTAATCTGGCAAGAGAGGCTGATGGACAAGTGACGATGTGGGTCAATCACAGCACGATTCAAAAGACTACAACATTCACATTTGAGTCGCCCATTGATTACCGTGTCAGCGGCGACTACCCCGAGATGTACCACATCAAATTCTTGGAAAGGTTTGCCAAACTTGTAGCCGCCAAGGAAAGAGAAGCCTGTGCAAAGGCGTGTGAAGAAGCGGGTACTGTTGAGCAATGGGATGGTTTATCTGAAGCCGCAGACAGAATCAGAGCAAGAGGTGAAGCATGAAATCACTTAGCAAACTACATCAAGAGGCAATCACCCAAGCCCAAAACGAAACCGATCAAAACAAAGCGGCGGCGATGGCGATGATTGAACGACCAATTGAGATGATTAAGGCCATCATGCTCAAGCATGAGTTGGCGGTCATCGAGGTCATGCGTGAGTTGCATGAGTCAAGGGAAGCCGCAGTCAGGGCAGAGCGTGAGGCGTGTGCAAAGGTGTGTGAAACGCTTTGGAACTACCCTGAAAACGGAATGGCAACTGAAGAAGAATGTTATGGCAACGAATGCGCCAAAGCAATCAGAGCAAGGGGACAGCAATGATCATTGAAGCTATGAAACAAGCACTTGAGGCGTTGGATGCTGGGCCAAACGCTTACCTTTTGATGAACACAGGTGGCATCGCAAACAAGCTACGCCAAGCAATCGCAGAGGCTGAGAAGCAGGAGCCGCGATGCGCGGTGATCGTTGAGGTGTTCGGCAAAGACTGGCGGCTCGACTACATGTCACTCCCCGTCGGCAAGCACAAGCTCTACACCCAAGAGTACGTCTACACCGCCCCACCCGCACAGCCAGCAAAGCAGGAGCCGGTGTTAAAGCCTTGCTGGTACGAAAGCAAAGAAAAAACAATGTGCCGCAAGTGTGGGCAAGTTCATGCAGAAGCAACCCCACCCGCAGCACAGCCAGCACCTGCTCACGAGCCTGACTACAAAAACCTTTTTGAGCGAATGTGCCAGCAGCACGACATGGTTGTGGACAAATTAAAAGCAGCACAGCGCACATGGGTAGGGCTGACGGATGATGAAATTGCACAGGGCTGTAAAGAATCTTGGGTAACTGAACAGGCATGGCAGTCGGCAGTTTGGTGGGCAGAAGCCAAACTCAAGGAGAAGAACACATGATTGATCGGCTCATACTCAGCGTGGCGCTTATGGCAACAGGATGGAATGGCTTGTTCCCCGAACCCACGCCGCCAGTGGAAAAAACGCTGAAGCAAAAAGCAAAAGAACG